GGAAGCCTCGCGGCAGGCCAAGTCCGCGCGCATGGCAGAAGTCATGCAGAAGTCCATGGACGAAGGCCGTTCGACCGATCAGGCCGAACAGGAAGAATTCGACACGCTGGCTGAAGAAGTCGAAGCGATCGACGGCGACCTGAAGCGTCTGCGCCTCATGGAAAAGAGCCAAGCCACATCGGCAAAGCCTGTCGTCGCCAATCAGATCAAGACCGCCGCCGATGGGTCGGCTGCCCGCTCCGGCGTGCTGATCAAGGCTCCGGCGCTCGAGAAGGGTATCGGCTTCGCACGTCTCGCGAAGGTCAAGGCCCTGGCGAAGCTCGACGGCGAAAGCGTTCGCACCGTCGCCAAGGAACTTTACGGCGAGGACTCGTCCATTTACGGGCTTGTCATGAAGGCTGCAGTTCCTGCCGGCACCACCCAGGACGGCAACTGGGCCGCGCCTCTCGTCGGCGAAGGAACCGATGTCATCGCTGACTTCGTTGAATACCTCCGTCCGCGGACCATCCTCGGTCGCTTCGGCCAGAATGGTGTGCCAGCCCTTCGCAACGTTCCGTTCAACGTCCCGCTGGTCGGGCAGACGGAAGGCGGCGAGGGCTACTGGGTCGGGGAAGGCAAGGCGAAGCCGCTTACCAGCTTCGGCTTTGAGCGCAATATCCTCGACATCTTCAAGGTGGCGAACATTGCGGTCGTCACGGAAGAACTTCTGCGTCGGTCGTCGCCTGCTGCTGAAGGTCTCCTCCGAGACAGCCTGGCTGCTGCAATCGCCGCTCGCCTCGATACGGACTTCGTCAACCCGGCGAAGGCAGCGGTTGCCGGCGTCTCCCCGGCTTCCATCACCAACGGCCTGACCGCTGTTGTGTCGTCCGGTGGCGACGCTGATGCCATCCGGACGGACATCCGTGCCCTCATGGCAACGTTCATCGCGGCGCAGAACGCCCCGACCAGCGGTGTCTGGATCATGGGCTCGACTACGGCTCTCGCCCTGTCGATGATGACCAACCCGCTCGGTCAGCCGGAATTCCCGGGCATCTCCATGACTGGCGGCACCTTCGCGGGTCTTCCGGTCATTGTGTCGGATTACATCCCCGCCGGCACTGTCGTCCTTGCAAACGCCAGCGACATCTATCTCGCTGACGAAGGCGGCATCCAGGTCGATATGTCCCGCGAAGCCTCGCTGGAGATGGCCGACAACCCGGCACACAACTCCGACACGCCCACCGGTGCCACATCACTGGTGTCGATGTTCCAGACAAACTCGGTGGCGTTCCGTGTCGAGCGGTTCATCAACTGGGCGCGTCGTCGGCCTTCGGCTGTTGCGATCCTCACCGGCGCAACCTGGGGCGTTCCGGCACCTGACACTCCGTAACGTCAACGACAACGAGCCAGCCTCATTCGTGGGCTGGCCTTTCTCTTTGCAGGAGCAAGCCGATGAAGAAGTCCAGCTACATGACCCGCGCCATGAGGGCGGGTGATCCTCGCTTTGCGCGAGTTCTCGGCAAGCTTGGGTATGAGCGCGCCGACATGGTTGCAGCTCACGCTGCGATCGACCCGCTCGACCACGACGGCGACGGGCAAAAGGGCGGCAGCCCGAAGCCGCAAGCATCCGACAACCTCACTGCCCTCCGAACGCAATATCAGGAGAAGGTCGGCAAGCGACCTTCCCATGGTTGGGACGAGAAAACCCTCGCGGCGAAGATCGCTGAAGCGAAGGACTGATCATGCGCTTTCCCCGCCTATTCAACCGCGCCCCGGCGACGGAAAAAGCACTGTCGCCTGTCTATAGGGGCCGTGGCGGGTGGTGGTCGATACTCGAAGCCGCGCCCGGAAACTGGCAGCAGAACGTTGAAGTTCGGTACGATTCCGTACTGTCCAATCACGCTGACTTTGCCTGCCGGACGCTGATCGCTTCCGACATTTCGAAGCTGCGTATCAAGCTCGTGGCGAAGGACAGCGACGGCATCTGGAGCGAGACCAGCAACCCGGCCTATTCTCCGGTGCTGCGAAAGCCGAACGATTTTCAGAACCGCATCCAGTTCATGGAAGCGTGGGTTCTGTCGAAGCTGCAGCGCGGTAACGCCTATGTGCTGAAGCAGCGCGATGGCCGCGGCGTAGTGGTGAAGCTCTATGTGCTCGACCCGGCCCTGGTGACGCCTCTGGTGTCCGACAATGGCAGCGTCTTTTATCAGCTGAGCAAGGATCCGCTCGGCGGCGTTGAGGACAGCATCATCGTCCCGGCCCGCGAGATCATCCACGACCGGTTCAACTGCTTTTTCCATCCGCTCGTCGGTTTGTCTCCGATCTTCGCTGGAGGCCTCGCCGCAATGCAGGGTCTCGCGATCCAGAATGACAGCGCCCTGTTCTTCCAGAACGGTGCCCAACCTGGCGGTATCCTGACCGCCCCCGGTGCTATCACGGATGAAACCGCGGCTCGGCTCAAGGCGCATTGGGATACGAACTTCTCCGGCAAGAATTCCGGAAAAGTCGCGGTTCTTGGGGATGGCCTGAAGTATGAGGGGATGAAGGCGAAGGCGACGGATTCGCAGCTCATCGAACAACTGAAATGGTCCGGCGAGGTCGTCTGCTCGACCTATCACGTCCCGCCTTACAAGATCGGGCTCGGCCCGATGCCGACCAACAACAACGTCCAGAGCCTCAACGTCGAATACTATTCTCAGTGCCTTCAGGTGCTGCTGGAGAGCATCGAACTCTGCCTGGATGAGGGCCTCGGCATGGGGGAAGCCATCGGGACGGAATTCGACACCGATAACCTCCTGCGCATGGACAGCGTCACGCAGATGGAAGTGCTCGACAAGTCCAAGGGCATCATGTCTCCGAACGAGCAGCGCAAGAAGCTCGATCTACCTCCCAAGAAGGGCGGCAGCAGCCCGATGCTCCAGCAGCAGAACTTCAGCCTGGAAGCTCTCGCCAAGCGGGATGCGCAATCTGATCCGTTCGGCACGAAGCCGGCCGCCCCTGCGGAGCCGGTCGAACCCGCCAACGATAACGCAACCGAGGCTGAGGCTCGCGCCGCCTTGGTGGAAATTCTCAAAGGACTTCGCTGATGAGCTTCGATGGCAAGGCCTTTGGCGCTGAGATCGTCAACGTGGTGAAAGGGTATCTGGAGAGAGAACTTGCGGCGGTCGCTGCTCGTCTCGATGCCATGGAGAAGCGGATCGAAGCTCTCCCGGCGCCGGTGGATCTGTCGGCGGATCTCGCAGCGGTCAAGGCCGCCGTTGAAGCAATCGAGATCCCCGAAATTCCCACACTGCCCGAACTGCCAGACTTCGCAAAGATGATTGATGACGCGTTGGCGACCCGACTTGATGTCGAGGATATGGAGAAGAGCATTGAAGACGTCGTTCGCGCTGTTCTCGCTGAGATCCCGTATCCGAAGGACGGAGAGCCCGGCAAAAGTGTGACGATCGAGGACGTCATGCCTGCCATTGAGAGGCGAGTTGAGGCGCATCTCACAGCCATTCCAGCCCCAAAGGACGGCAAGAGCGTAACGGTTGAGGATGTCGCCCCTCTCATTGCCGCCGAGGTCGAGAAGCGCGTCAGCAGTCTTCCTAAGCCGAAGGACGGAGAGCCCGGTAGGGACGGCTTGGACGTCAAGGAGATGTTCCGCGCCGAAGGTGGCCGGCTTGTCGCCGTGATGAGCGATGGCACCACGCGCGATCTAGGCGTTTTCGTCGGCAAGGACGGCGAACCGGGCAAGCCGGGTGCGGACGCGGTCGGATTCGACGACCTCGATGTGTCCTATGACGGCGAGAAGACGATCACGCTGAAATTCACCAAGGGCGAGCACGTCAAAGAGTTCTCGTTCGCCATGCCTGTTGTCATTGATCGGGGCGTCTACCGCGAAGGCAGCGAGTACAAGGCCGGCGATGCCGTGACCTGGGGCGGTAGCCTCTGGATCGCGCAGAAAGAAACGGCGGCCAAGCCAGATGCCGGAGACGATTGGCGCCTGTCCGTCAAGCGCGGCCGCGATGGCAAAGACGGCACGGTGAAGGAGACGAAGCGCGCGGAGCCTTTGCGCGTCGGCGCTCCTGCAAGGGGAGAATGACATGGCCTTCGTCTCGCTAACCTTCGTCAAGGACGCGCTGCGAGTTTCCGGTTCATACGATGACGTAGTCTTGACAGGCTACATTGAGGCCGCTTCCGAGCGTATCGCTATGTACCTGAAGGACGCGGCGGACCAGTCTTGGACGGAAGAAACTGCGCCGCCGGCGGTGCGCATCGCTGTGACGATCGTCGTTGACGCACTGTACTCGCCCGGCAAAGCCGATATCCTTTCAGGCCTCGCGAGCAACGACCCGCGCAACCCGTTGGTCGGCTTGCTCTACAGTATGCGGATGCCGTCGCTCGCATGATCACGTCCCAGGATCTATTCCAAAAGGTGGCATTTGATCGTCCAGTCTCGGGCGACGATGGGCACGGCGGCAGGAAACAGGGCTGGGGCCACCCAGACGATGCGGTTCAGGAGCGCGCGCACTTTCGTTTCCTGCGCGGCTCTGAAGTCGTTCAAGCGGCACGCCTTCAGGGAAGGCAGCCTGTCGTCGTCACAGTGAGGAACAATCCTGGCACCGGGCAGATCGACGCCAGCTGGCGCATGCGCGACGTACAGACGGGTATAGTCTACGCCATCCGCTCTGGCCCGGTTCCTACCGATGATCGGCAGTATCTGGAATTCACGGTCGAGAGCGGAGTTGCCGAATGAGCGTGTCTGTCTCCTTTCAGGATCTGGTGCTTGCCCGCCTCAAAGCCTCCGCGGCTGTCACGAACATTGTCGGAGATCGCATAGTCGATGGCAACGATGACGGCCTGGACTACCCCAACATTACCTTCGGGTCTTCGGATTTCACGCCTGATGACGCGGACTGCATCCGCGGCCGGGAGGAGACCTTGCAGCTCGACTGCTGGACGCGGGAAGGCGGAAAGAAGTGGCCATGCCGGCAATTGGTCGACGCCGTGAAGGGCACTCTGCATGATGGCGAGGGTGCCTTGTCTAGTGGCGCGCTCGTATTGATGCGCGTCGATCTCGTGCGAGTTTTCGACGATCCGGACGGCATCACCACCCACGGCGTCGTGCAGGTCACCGCCGTCATCGAGGAGTAGGCGCAATGGCAAGAGTGAGATTTATCGATGACTTCGACTACAAGCCGACGTCGCGAGTGACGGTGGGTTATTTGGCGGGCTGGAGCGGCACGGTGAAGCGCGATTGCGCCGACCAGGCGGTTGCCGCGAAGAAGGCCGAGCGTCTTGACGCCAAGACATCCGACGACAGCGCAGCCGATGACGAAAATTCTGAACCTCGCGAGGCTTGATCGCAAGCTGAAGCGGCTTCCGACCGTCGCCAAAGCTGAGATCAAGTCGGCGATGGAGGCTGCGGCGAGCGAGATCGTCGCGATGATGAAGAGCTTGGTCCCGGTCGATGATGGCGCACTTCGCGACAGCATCGGATGGACATGGGGCAAGGCTCCGAAAGGGTCGCTGGCCGTGGCGGCCGTCAAGAGCGGAATGGCCGGGGACCTCACGCTGACGATCTATGCCGGCAACGCCGAGGCCTACTACGCCCGCTGGGTCGAGTTCGGGACCAAGCGGCACGAGAACGCTGGGAAGTTTGCCGGTACGCAACATCCCGGAACGACGGCGCGGCCATTCTTCTATGTAAGTTGGCGCGCCAACAAGCGGTCGTCGAAGCGCCTGATCCGCAAGGGCATGCGCGACGCTGCACGCAAAGTCGCAACCGGCGGCTGATTTGTCTGATCCCTGATTTCGCTACCCCGCCACGTCGGCGGGTTCTTCCCTGTTGCCATCAAAGGAGATTTCCATGGCAGACCCGACAACCATCAAGGGCGGCAAGGTTAAGGTGCTGCTTGGCAACGATGCCACGCCTATCGTCTATACCGCGCCCTGCGGCTTCAGCCAGCGCACCGTCACCCTGAACAAGGGGCTGGAGGAGGTGAACCTCCCCGATTGCGCCGACCCCGACGCTGTGAATTGGCTCGGCCGCGACGCGGTTTCGCTCTCGATGACTATCGCCGGTGAAGGCGTCCTTTCGTCGGAAAGCGTCGAAGACTGGCTCGATGCTGCCGAAAACGTCGAGAGCATTCCGGTGAAGGTCGAATGGGAATTCCCGGCGAAAACGATCACCTGGACTGGCAAGATGCACGTCGAGAATTTCGAGGCAGGAGCCCAGGACGGTCGGCGCGTCACGGGCAATGTCACGATGCAGAGCGACGGCAAGATGACCCGGACGGTAACGCCGTAATGAGCAGGGACGCTCAAATCACGCTGCCCTGGGCGGATGGAGATCATACCTTCCGCCTGGGGTGGGGCGAGTTGGAACTGCTTCAGGAAGCATGCGGCGCGGGCCCTTATGTCATCCTCAACCGGCTCTATGACGAAAGCTGGAAGATTGGCGACATCTCCCACACCATCCGCGTCGGCTTGATCGGTGGCGGCAAGAAGCCAACCGAGGCCCTGACGCTGGTCCGACAGTACGTCGAAAAGCGCCCGCCGATGGAGAACATCATCTTCGCCAAAGCGATTCTCGAGGCTGGCCTCGTTGGTGCTCCGGAGGAACGCGTGGGGGAGCCGGCGGCGGCAAATCCAGAGGGCAGCCCCTCAACGATCTTCCCGACGGAAGATTGAGGTTTGCCGCCGTCTACGGCAACGGGGCCGTGATGGGGTTCTCGCCGCAGGAGGTCCGGGCCATGTCAATGTTTCAGTATTTCTCAGCACTCGACGGCTTCATCAAGGCCAACACGGCGGACGATGAGCGGACGCTTTCCGACAAGGAAAAGGACGAGTTGTGGGACTGGCTCGAAGCGAGCTAGTCCGTCTCGATCTCACGGCCGACCAAGAGCAGAACGAGACCGATCAAGGTGACCGTCGCCATAGCCGTGAAGAAGAACGGCGAGAATTCCGGTACCGCCGGGGCGCCAGACATATTCTCGACCCGCTTGTCGAAGTCGGTCCGTGCTGCAAAGGACGCGAGCGTGCTCTGAAATTTCCACGCTGAGATTGGCGTGGGCAATACGAACAGGACTGCCCCGAGCCATCCCATCTTTGTCAGGCGGTACCGGCTCACCGTCATCGCTCGCTCCTCATCCAAGGGTTTTCAATGGCCACCGACGTGGAAAAACTCGTCGTGCAGCTCTCTGCTGACATCAAGCAATATCAGCGGGAAATGCAGCGCGCGCAAGGTGTGACAAACGCGCAGGCTCGCGCTATCGAAAACCGATATCGTCAGATGGATCGACGTCTGGCGCAGATCGGATCGAATGCCGCTCGTTCTTTGGTAGCGCCGCTGGCAGGCGTTGCCGCGGCAATTTCGACCAACGAAGTGCTTGCATACGCAGACGCATGGACGAGCGCCAAGAACAGTCTCGCCGTCGCCGGGGTTGTCGGCGAGAACCAAGTGCAGGTTCTCGAGAAGATTTATCAGTCTGCCCAGGCGAATGCTACGCCGCTCGGCGCGATGGCCGACCTGTTCGGTAAGGCCGCTCAGGCTAGCGATAATTTGGGAGCGAGCCAGGAAGATCTTCTGAAGTTCTCAGATGGCGTTGGCGTCGCACTGCGTGTTGCAGGTTCGTCGGCGTCGCAGGCATCCGGCGCGCTGTCGCAGTTAGGGCAGTTGCTCGGATCCGTAAGGGTTCAGGCCGAGGAGTTCAACTCGGTGAACGAAGGCGCTCGCCCGATCCTGCTCGCCGTAGCCAACGGCCTCGATGCCGCAGGGGGATCGGTGAGCAAGCTGAAGCAGCTGGTCAACGATGGAGAAGTGTCGGGAAGGGAATTCTTTCAGGCATTCCTAAAAGGTCTACCGGCAATCCAGAAGATGGCCGCCAATGCCACGCAGACAATCGACCAAGGCATCACGAAGGTGAACAACGCCTTCACTAAGTATATTGGTCAGACTGACGAGAGCCTCGGCGCATCCCAGCGGCTGGTCGGCGGTCTGAATGCTCTAGCGGACAATTTCGACGAGACGGCCGACGTCGCCCTTAAGTTAGCCGCTGTGATAGCCGGCGCACTGGTAGGCCGTTCAATCGGCTTAATGGTCGCCAAGCTCGGTCTCGCTACCTCTGTGGTTCTCCGGTTCGTGGCGGCTCTTCGGGCGGCTTCGACCGTCGCAGGCGTCACCACGGCCATCGGCGGCCTCTCAGCCGCTGCGGGTCCTCTTGGCGTGGTTATTGGCGGAACCGTGGTTGGTGCGCTCGCCTTGTTTGCCTCTTCTTCAGACACTGCCGGCGATGGCGCCGACCGTTTTGCGCGCCGCCTCGAGAGGATGGGTGATGCCGCAGCGGAGGCTGCCGACAAGACAGAACAAGCGGGGAGCCGGGTAAGCGAGGTATTGGTCAATAAACTTACGAGTGAGGTCGCCGTGGCCGAAACTCAGGTCAGTGACGCCACTCAGTCAGTTCTAGGGCTTTTCGACGCTCTATTCGCCAATGTTGACCGTGACACGATATCGGCCGAGCAGCTAAGGCAGCTCGAGGAACTGCGGGACAAGCTCCGGGACGGTGAGATTGGAGCCGACGAGGCCAATAATGCGCTGCACGCCCTCGCGAATTCAAATCCAAATTTCCAGTCTGTTGCCAACGCGTTCAAACCTCTGCTGGATAGACTCGGGCTCGTCATCGCGGCCGCAAAGGAAGCAAAGGCCGAACTCGTCCTGGCGTCTGGCACGCAGCTTAGTCCGAAACACCTTGCCGGCTACCGCCAATACGGCCAGTCTCGCCAGCAGGGCGAGGAGATGCTGCGTCTGGGCAAGGCGTACGCTGACGAGTCCGCACGGCAAAACAGCCTCAGCAAGGAGCAGCTGGCGATCGAGCGCGAGATCGCCTCGGTCCGCAAGGATCTCGCTTCCAAGGGCGGCTTTCTGCCGGAAAACGAGATCCGGCGCCTGGCGGAGCAGAACCTGTCGGCCGAGGCCGGCCGCAGCAAGTCAGGAAGTGCCGGCCGGTCGTCAGTAAAGCAGACATCGGAAAGCCGCTTCGATGCCGACATCCAAGCCATTCGAGATCGCACGGCCGCGCTCGTGGAAGAGCAGCGCATCGTCGGCCTCTCCTACCGCGCCCAGGAAGAGCGGCGGATGGCCATCGATCTCGAGCAAACCGCGCTCGAGGATCTTCGCGAAGAGGCGCGGCGCAAGGGCGAGACGGATCTCCAGAACATCCAGTTGACCGCCCAGCAGATTGCCACGATCCGTGAGGTTTCGGCAGCATATGGCGAGCAGGCTGACGCGCTTCGGCTCGTGCAGGAGGAACAGCAGCGCGCCGAAGACGCCGCCGCGGAATTCTACGACACGTTCAAGTCCGAAACTATGGACGCCATCACCGGTGCGAAGTCGCTCGGGGACGCACTTGGCAATGTGGCGAAGAAGTTGGGTGACATGTTGCTGAGCGGCGCTTTCGACGCTCTGTTCCAGCGCTCGTCGGGATCTTCGTCAGGCGGCTTCTTCGGGAATATCTTCAAGTCCATCGGCGGGATGTTTCGAGCGAATGGCGGACCGGTCAAAAAGGGCCAGCCCTATGTGGTCGGCGAGCGCCGCGCTGAACTGTTCGTGCCCGACCAGAGCGGAACTATCGTCCCGAAGGTGCCGACGGCTCCGACGATGCCCGCCCTGTCGCGAGCAGGTTCAGCTGGCGACGTCTACGTCACCTATGCCCCCGTGCAAAACTTCACCGGCACGTCGCAGGAGATGGCGCAGTTCCGGCGACAGGCGGCAGAGGACCGAGCTACGTTCGAAGCGCGATCCGTAGCTGCCATTCAAAAGGCAAAGAAACGGAATGTGCGGGGCGTTTAGTCTTCCGCTACGGCGCTTGATATCCGTTCGTGGGATCGAGCATCCATCTCGCGATTGTGACGCTCTAGATCGGAGAGCGAGGCGTCGCGAATGTGGCTAGACGCGAGGGTCAGCGCCTCGTTGGCGACCGAAAGCATAGCCGCTTGGATCTCTTCAAACTTCAAGTTCGCTTTGCCAGGGACGCGGACATTAATTTTCACGACATGGCTTGCGATGCGTTGCCCGCCACTCAAGCGGTCATCATCAGTTTGGAAGATGACGTCTCCGACGTAGGTGCTGTCTTCGGCGACGAAGGTGATGTCACCGATCCCGCAATAGGTAACTTCCATGCTGGCTTGGCCTTTCACAATTTTAGATTGGTAATTCCTACCGTATGAAACAACACAGGCAGGAACGCAATGAC